GTAATTATTGACAGAGCCCACCGCCGGATAATTATCCGCGTACATGGTCGTCGTAGTCGGGGCCTGAGCCTGCGCACGATATGAGCTCATCGAGGCGTTAGCGGGGGTAGTATCCGCCTGCACCGGGGTAGTCACCGGCGTCGACGCCTGCTGACGCCACGTCTGCAATGGATTCATATCCGGCGGCTGCATATCCACAAAAATCTTGTAGGGACCCAGCGCGCCCGCCTGCTGATTCACCTGCGCGATTTTCGCCTGTGCCGACGCTGTCTCGGCGTCGATTTTTGTTTTCACCTCAGACGGGATCAGCCCCAGCGAGTTAGCCAGCGCCTCAGCCTCAGCCTGAGTCATACCCATAGACACAGCCGTAGCAATAAAATCACTGCGGGCACGGCCAATGGCGGCGGCAATCTCATCAGATGACGCACCGGCAGCCTGCATAGATTTAGCTAGCTGCCAGGCAGATTTAGCCACACCATCCAGGGCGGCCTGGTTGGCACGGCCAGCAGCAGTGGCGATATCCAAATTAGTGCCGTTTTTAGCGGCGGCTGCGGCAGCCTCGGATACCGCCTCGGCATAGCCGCGCTGAGCCGACCGTAGATCCAGGGTCAAACCGGCCAGGTCAGACATGGCGTCGACTAGCTCTTTGATCTTTTCGGCGGCCTCCTTGGCAGCCATGCCCGTGCCATCCATGGCGGTTTTTGACTGATCCAGGGCGGCCCCGGCTGCGCCAGTAGACAGCTGTACACGCCCCAACGCCATCTCTAGCAGCGTAGTGTTGTCGGCGGTGAGCCCGTTGGCGGTGGCCAGCTCCACCAATTTGTTTTTGTAGTCTGGCATGAGTGCCAGTAGCTGGTGCATCTGGGCTCGGTTAAGATTCATTGAGCTGGTCAGCGTCTGGAATTTTTGGCTGGCCTGCTCAGGCGATAACTGCGCTAGCGCAGTGCCCACCTGTGCGATATCATCGCGCATTTTACGCACATCAGAGCGCCAATCCTGCCCGAGTAATTTACCCAGGCCGTTAGCTGTGGACTCAACGCTATGATTAACCGATTCCCACAGCGACGGGGCGGCGAGCTGTTTTAGCCCGGCGGCGATATCTTTACTAGAATATTTTGACAAATCAAAGCTGAAAAGTTTTGATATGCCATTAGTGTCAATTTTTTGAACGGCGTTCATTGTCTGCTCAGCAGAGCGGCCAAAGGCGGAGACTGCGGAGCCTGCCGAATATAGCGAGGCGATTACTGTCGCGGGGATCGCTAACTTTAAAGCGCCGACACCAAAGCCTTTTAATTTCCCTGCTGTCGCGCTAGAGATGACGCCTAGCTCTTGCAGGGCACGACCACCGGCTACCATACGCGGAGCCAGCAGCAGCAGGCCACCACCTACCACTGAAATACCGCCCGCGAGCGCCGTAAAGCCTAGTAATGCACTTTGTGCACCGGGGGACATGTTACCTAGGGCGTCGACCACCTGGTCAGCAAATTTTACGATGCTGCGTAGCGGGGTTTGGGCTGATGACCCCATTTTGATCATCAGTGTTTCCCATGAGCCGGAGAGTCCCTCTAGGTCGCCTTTGAGGTTGTCCATGCGGGCGGCAGCCGTGACGGCGGCGTAGCCCTGATCATTGACTTTGTCGATCCATCCCTGAATTCCAGATTTACCCTGGTCGTAGAGCACGCTGGCGGCGCGAATAGCGTCTGAGCCGAAAATTGTAGATAATGCCGCGTTGCGTTGCTCTAGGGAGAGTGAGCCGAGCTTGTCGCGGAGCTGGCCAGCAAAATTAGCCATGCCGACGAATTTTCCGGAGCTGCTGTAGACGGTGAGCCCCAGCTCATCCATGAGGGTTTTTGCTTTAGCGGCGGGGGTCATTAGCCGCTGCAGCATGGTTTTCATGGAGGTGCCCGCGTCGGAGCCGAGCAGGCCAGCGCTAGCGAACGCGGCTAGCGCTCCGGTGGTTTCCTCGATACTGAGGCCCATCTGGGAGGCGACCAGGCCGCCCTGTTTGAGGGCCTGGGCCATGTCTGACACCCCACCCTGCGCTTTGCCTGCACCGGCGGCCAGCAGGTCAGCCACATGCGTGGCGTCTTTACCCTGCAGCTTGAATTGCACGAGCGCAGTCGCCATAGTCTCCGCTGACTCGGCCACTCCGATACCACCAGCGGCGGCCAGGTTCAGAGCACCAGACAGGCCACCAGAAAGAATATCGGCGGTAGACATACCCGCTTTGGCCAGCTCATCAATGCCGGCGGCGGCCTCGGTGGCGCTATAGACCGTGTCCGCACCGGCCTGGATCGCGGCCTCGCGTAGTTTGTCCATCTCGGCTTTTGAGGCGTGAGTATCGGCCTGCACAATCGACATGGACGCGTCAAAATCGGCGGCTACCTTGGCGGCGTTACCGGCCACACCCAGCAGGGCCGCACCAAAAACACCCACGCCAGCGCCGACAGTGGACCAGGCGGCAGAGTGCTCTTCCGCGTGCCTGGCCATACCGGACAGTGATTTTTTAGCGCCAGCAGCAGTCCTAGCGGCAGCCTCACGCACACCAGTAACCGCCGTAGCCGCCTGCGCCATCTGCGCCTTAAAATCAGACACATTCGCGCGCAGCGTTACCTTAATTGACCTATCGCCCATAGGCCCTATCCTACATGGCCCGAGTCCACCCTAGCTGCAGGGTCAGCCGGATATGTATCCACCACACCCACCAGGCGGCCATACTCTTGCTCGCTATGCTCGGCCTCCCACTGCTGCCTAGCCGCGAGCGCGTAGCATGTTATGGTCTCGGGCTCATACCATCCGTCATGCTCGGGGTCCCAGGATTGGTGGCGGGGGTAGCCGCAGCCGCAGGGGCATAGGCTGGCCTGGTAGGTGGCGTATGCGAGTGCGAGCATCTGGTCAGTTTCCCCCCACAGCGCCTGGGGGTTGTGTGCGATTAGGGCCGTGGGGGGGACACGCCATTCTTTGGCGGTTTTGATGGCGTCACGGATGCCACGCCATGCGGGGAGGGCTAGGACGTCAGCTAAAAAGGGAGTTCGACGCGGGGTGCCTCGGTGTTGGCGGCGGTGGCGGCCTGCGCGATTTTAGCCACCTGCACGGGGCTGATTTCATAGAGCGTTTTGAGGGTGGCTGAGTCCAGCCCGACCGGCTGAATGATCTGGGAGGCGATCATGGCTAGCTGGTAGTCGATATCGGTCGCTTTTAGTCCGTCTTTTTCTAGTGCCTGCGCCATGGTCTGCCGCAGTTCTTCACTGCGGGCCTCGACGATGATATCCAGGCCGGACGCCTCTACCTGCTCGCGTAGGTCACGCATCTGCTGCTCCAGGGTGGGGCGGTCAGGGGATGCGGGGGAGGTGAGGGCGTAGCGCTCGGCTAGGAGGTCCAGGTCGGCTAGGAGGTCCGGGCGTGCATAGACAGTGGTAGCGCGGCGGGCGGGACGCACCCCAGCGATCCAGGCGGCCAGGTCAAATTTTTCTGGCTCCAGAGGCAGCGGCGAGGCGGGGTCTAGCGGACGGATATCAGTGGGGTCAGCCAGGGAAGCGTCAGGGACGGTGGCGGGGGTGTCGTCGTCGACAGAGATAGGGTCAGCCAGAGAGGCGTCAGTCATGATGGGCTCCTAAAAAAATTTATACGAGTGGGGGGCATGCGATGGGCGGGGCGTCAGGCTTTGACGGCCACATCTAGGTTCGCGTCTAGCACCGCCAGGGGGATAGTGCGCTTGATGTAGCCGGAGAACCGGTCGTCGGGAGCCTGCGGGGTGTCCGTGCTGACCTCGTAGTGGTCGACGATGTCACCAGCGGCGATAGGGTCAGCATAAGGCTTGCCCTCACGCTGATACAGGTGCAAAACGGTGCCCTTTGTCTTAAACAAGTTATAAACTTTGTTTTCCTGCTCGTTGCGCGTGCCGTCCGCGTTGTGGTAGATGAAACAGGTTAGCTGCCCTTCAAAGGCTGCGGGTCCCCAGTCCTTGGCCTCACCAGCTTTGCACAGTTCCTGCTCGGAGATGGTGCTAGAGCCGGTCGGCCCTAGCTTGTAATCGCTTTTGTTAATAGCGCATTCACAGCGGATACCGGCCTCCAGCTCAGCCACGGTGGGGTTGGCCGGGTCGGCAGGGCGCGTAGTTAATGCAATTAATGCAAGGTTAGTGTCAGCGAGCCGCTTAGGCACGATAGTTCCTTTCGATCAGTCAGGGGTAGGTGCGGATAGGGCAGATGCGGCGGCCTGGCCGCAGCAGTCGGGGGGCGCAGGGTCTCTCACGTCAGTAGTGTACAGGGCCGCTACCTCGGGGATATCAAGCCAGGCGCGGGGGATGACGCGGCACTGCCGCGTATCCACCTCTAGCACGTCGACAAAATCGAGCATCATGAATCCTCTCTAGCTGGGGTAGTCACGAGCGCGTACCCGTCTACTCCGTAGAGCGGGTGGCGGTCACTGTGGGGCACAGTCACCTGCTGGTCCACAGTTACAGGCTGTGTCTCCACAAGCATCAGTGGATGCACGCAGCGGCCCTCGATCTCAATTTTTAGGCCCTCGATAGCCGCCCGCGTGCGAGCCATGGTCAGCAGAACATTTCGGGTAGTAGTGTCGGCCACCGTCACGCGCACGATAGTACGCACGTCGACACGGTCACCGCTGAGAGCCAGGCCCTGGGGAATAGCGAGCTGTCCCCACACTACCGCGTATGGGTAGGAGGGAGTCGGTGCGGCCACCTCACCCAGATACACATCGATGCCAGCACTCTGGATCGCAGCCGCTATAGCATCCATGGCGGCCAGTATGTCGGCCTCGTATCGGCCAGTCGCTGCACTGTCGGTCATAGTAGATCCTCCAAAATTTTCTCTAGAGCTGCCTCAAAACGCGGCCCCTCAGCGGCGAGAGCACCGTCAGGGGTGGGCACAGTCCCACCACCACGCGAGGTGCCAAAATACGCAACATTGGCGAGCGAACCGGGTGAGCCTTTTTCTGGCCCGATCTCGGCCTTATACTCGCCGCCACCAAAACCACTAAAGCTAGACAGGTCATAGCTGATAGCGCGCGATACAGACCCGAAACTACGAGATGCTCCCATTTCGCGCTTGAGCTGCTTTTTAATGTTCAGGGCACCCCTGGATACCACTGCAGGTACCTGCTGGGCTACCCGGTCGGGCACCTGCCCCAGGTCGGCAGCTAGGGACGTGAGCTCACTAGTGTCAAAATCTAGCTGCACGATTACTCCTAGTCAGTGACCATATCCACCAGCAGCCGCCGGGCCGTCTGATGGGTTTTCTCGAAAAGGGAGGCGATACGCAGAGGGTAGCGGTAGCCCTCCACATAGGCCAGGTCCCCTACACTCACCTGGTCAGTCCCATCTAGTGGGAGGTCTAGCCGATACCGCTGCACAGTATACTCATGCCTACCTGAGTCCGGCGACTGCTCGTAAGCTTCGTATGAGGATATTTTGCAGCGGCCCTCATACACGGGGGCACGCTCCCACACCTCACGGCCAGAGTCGTCCCGCCGTAGCTGAGCGCGCGTGATGACGCACCGGTCTACCATGAGCTGTAGTGCCCGGCGGCGGCGGGCCGGAGGCATAGGTCTCACGGCCACACCAGCCAGCCAGGCGCAGCAGAGCCAGTAGCCGTGGGAGTCCATGGGTCACCTTTTGACGTCCCCAAAAATCCCAGGCCGCGCAATTTTTGGGCGCGATACGGCTCCAAAATCTTTTTTTCAGTTGGCGTCAGGTACATGCCGGTTTCTGGGACGGTGCGGCCACCAGCCCGCCAGTCGTCCACTGACTCATATGACCACCCCTCAGGGTTGGTGTAGCTGCGTAGGGCGGCGGCTAGTACGACATCCTCCACCACAGGTGGCACCTGACCATCAGGCCACGGTTCCACCCGTTCCAGATGCCCCAACACTAGGTTAGATGCGGCTTGTAGCACGCGCTCGGCACGGCGGATATCCTCCGGGGTGGTGATAGCGTCACCCCAGTAGTCCGCGAGTGCCTGTACGTCTACTAGCTGCATGGCTGCGTCTCTCTGGTTGCGATTTCAGGCGAGGCTGATAGCGACTGCGCGATCCTCGGAGAGGGTGGCGGCAGCCGAAAAAGCATCTACAACAGACTGGTCGCGGAGGCGAGATGGATCGTAGCCCATGATGTGACGTAGACCGTATCCATCCTGAATTAAATTGACGCCGTAGGGGGCACCCTCGGGGATGCGGGGAGCCCTAACTACTGATGCGTATGCATATTTCTCATATGCTACGGCCATTTTGTCTGGCAGGTCCAGGGCCTCAACGATGGTGAAACCTTTTAGGCGCAGGATGATCGCTTCGTGTAGCGCATCGCCGTCGCCAGCTTCGTTGACCTTGTTTAGGTTGGGGATGCGCTGGATAATATCGGCGATATCGCTACCGACAGCTAAAACTCGGTTTGACTGGGGCACTTTGCGCTTGTTCAGCACAGTACGCAGCTTAACAATAGTGCCGATGGCGTCGTCGGGATTGGCTCCGAATTTGAGGGCAGAGGTATTTGTTTTATCAACTAACCCTGCGCTGCCGTCAGACTTGACCGCCTTAGTCTTTTGCATTTCATCAGTCAGCGGCGTGGCGACTTGTTCGACAACGGCCTGAGCCTGGGGAATAAAGACCTTGCTCGCCAGATCGTCTAGATTGGTAGATGCCCACAGGTCGGGCAGCTTCACTGCAGAGTACACCTGCTTGTCGAGGGTAACTGGCACGTAGGGCTGAGTCAGGTCGCTATATTGGATGGTAGCGTCAGTGGAGCGCTCCGCCTGACCGTAGACGCGGGCAGTGGTGGTCACCGGCCCGCGCACATTGACAGTCGCGCCCTTACCCTCTACGAAATCTTCCTCCACGTCCTGGCAGACGGTCCTAGGCAGGATGGAGGATAAGCGCAGGGCCTCTAAAACAATTTTAGAGGCTGTCTGGGGTTCCCAAATAGTATTTGCCATCAGTTACACTCCTTAGATAGAGGCTGCTAACTTTTTCTGTACCAGTGCGATGGCATCTACAGCGGGTGTAGCGACTGCCCCACGGACAGGGCTGGCCGGACGCTGAGTGGGTGGGGCGACAGGGGCCTGTGGCTCAGACTCTACCGGCTTAGCGGGGGTGATGCCAGTGGTGCCACCATTTTTGATTAGGTCACTAAATTTTTCGGCATCCTCCATCAGCTCGGCCTCACTGTCTCCCTGCAGGCGATCAGCTAGAGCCTCGGGTAGCCCATATCGCACGGCGGCGCGAGTAGCCCAGGTAGTACGCTGCGCAGACTGCAGAGCCGCCTCGGCGGCAGCTAGCTGAGCGCGCAGAGACTCCACGATCTCCGGGGTGGGCTCCGCAGCAGGG